AATGTGCCATGGGAGCCGATCTATCACAAGGTGACGACTTCTGTGCATTTACATTCTTATTCCCATTGGGTCGCGGTAGATTTGGTGTTAAGACTAGATCGTATGTTGCCGAAACTAAACTTCGAAAATTAACAACGGCTACGCGCAATAGATATGATGAACTTATTGCTGAAGGTACATTGATCGTTATGCCAGGAACACTTCTTGAGATGGACATTATTTATGAAGACTTAGAAACATTTATCTATAATCATAGATATAGCGTTTCGGCTTTTGGGTATGACCCATATAATGCAAAAGATTTTGTTTCTAGATGGATTAGATCAAATGGTGAATATGGCGTTGAGAAAGTTATTCAAGGTGCAAAAACAGAGTCTGTTCCGATGGGTGAAATCAAAAACCTAGCAAGAGAACGACTGTTAATCTTTGATGAAGAACTGATGAAATTTGCCATGGGTAATGCTGTAGCAATTCAGGACAATAACGGAAACTATAAGTTGGATAAACATAGATCTGATGAAAAAATAGATAATGTCGCCGCTCTTATAGACGCCTGGGTTGCATATAAACGTAATAGAGACATATTTGATTAAGAGGTTTTATGCTACTACTAAATAACAACGAACTACAACACGTTGACTCCTCTTCAGACATCCTTGAACACTATGGAGTCAAGGGTATGCACTGGGGTACAAAAAAAGGCAAGAGAATTACAGCTGCCGTAAACAGGACCGAAGGCCATGGGGCTAAATCTGTTGTATCTGCATATGGTAAGGGCGTTGCTAATCAGCTTCGTCATCCATTGGCATCGATTAGAAGTACTGGCAGTACGATGATCAAACATCCTATTATGTCTGTAACTTCACCAAACACAACAGCGAAGATGGTTAATAAGAAGACTAGAGAACGTCTAGACGGTCGAGCTAAAAAAAGATCTGAGTATCTTAAGAAGAAAAATACTGGCGCAAAAGCCACCCTCTATAAAGGACTAAACACCCTAAACAATGCTGATAAACAAGTATCTAAAGTGTTTGATAAAACTATAAGATATTCTAATAATGGAAATCATAAAGAAATGACTAAATATGAGAATAGTAAATATGATTCTGTAAATTCAAGATACGATAAGAAAGCTGCCAAACGAGCCGGAAAAGATGCTTGGAAAAAAGCCCTAGATGACAAGAAACTCAATCGACAAATTGAAAAAACGTGGAGTGATTACAATCGGGTTGATAAAGAAAAAGTTGGTTTATTTGATAGAAATGGTCGAAAAGATAAAAAGAAACGTCTAAATGACCTACACAAAACCGGTTATATGTTGGAGGATAAACTATTTGAAAAAGCAGAAAAAGCCAAACGGAAAGCAACTAAAAACTTTAGATTTAGTTAAAGGAGTCCTATGAGTCTATTTGATCGTTTAGAACATGGATGGAACATGTTCAAACAAAGATCCCCCGCCAACGGATTCAACGATACCGATCCTAAGTATCAAACGGTATATGAACCGCAATCTATATCTCCAGATCGATCCATTCCTCAGAGATTCTATTCTCAATCATCGTTTGCTTCAATGATCTACAATCGTATAGCGATCGATGTATCAATGGCCAAATTTCGACACATTAAATTGTCCAAAGATCGCCAAACAAGCGAAGTGGTTAAAGATTCGCATTTAAACAGATTGTTCGAATGCGAGTTCAATATCGACCAAACCGCTACCGACTTCATGCATGATTTGACATATTCATTATTTGATGAAGGTGTCGTGGCCGCTGTTGTAGTTAGTGCGTCAGGAGATCCTATGATAGACGGTTCGTATAATATAGAATCTATGCGATGTGGCAAGATTATTCAATGGTATCCGCGTCATGTAAGGGTAAAACTGTACAACGATGAAACTGGACAGTTCTCTGAAGTTGTTGTTCCAAAGCGAACTACCGCCATTATTGAGAATCCTTTAAACGCTGTGGTTGGAAACGGTAATCCAACATTAGATCGGTTGATGAAGAAGTTGAGTTTGCTTGATAAACAAGATTCCGAATCGGTTTCAAGTAAACTAAATATGATTCTTCAATTACCAAACCCGGTTAGGACTGATCTTAAACAGGAAGCCGCAACTAAGCGTGTTAAAGATCTCGAGAATCAATTAAAAGAATCTAATCTAGGAATTGGATATATTGGTTCCGAGGAAAAGATAACCCAGCTAAATCGTCAGTTGAACTCAATTCTTATGGATGAAGTTAAATATTTGACTGACGAACTCCTATCACAATTAGGATTCACAAGGAATATATTTAATGGTACCGCTTCGTCGGAAGAATTACATAATTACTACGTTAGAACAATCGAACCTATTCTAACACGCATTCAAGAAGAGTTTCAAAGAAAATTCTTGACTAAAACAGCATACACCCAAGGACATCGTGTAACAACATACAACGATCCTTTCCGAATGGTACCAACTAAAGATATTGCAAACATCTTTGATACTCTTATTCGAAATAGGATTCTTACCTCTAATGAATCCAGAGAAATCCTTGGATTTGATCCGAGTGAAGATCCTAGAGCTAACGAATTGTTCAATCCGAATATGCCATGGGATAAACAAGGTGTTTTGGGGTCGCCCGCGTCCCCTGAAGAATACGATCCTTATATGATGGATCCGGAACTTCAAAATGGTGGCAATTTAGAGGAGGACTACGTTGAGTAGACGACCTTATGATTTTGAGGGTTGGGTTACAAGAAACGATCTTCGCTGTACCGATGGTGTGACTATTCGTCACGGAGCTTTTAAGGATAATGATGGTAAATCAGTACCTCTTGTATGGGGACATGACCATAAAGACCTTGAAAATATAATCGGTAATGTAGACCTTGAACATCGAGACGAAGGTGTTTATGGATACGGTCGTTTTAACGCCGATACCCCTCGAGGTAGTACTGCCAGAACATTGGTTCAACATAAAGATATTTATGCAATGTCAATTGGCGCAAATCAAATCAAGCGAACTCCTAATAATGATGTGATTCATGGAAACATCTATGAAGTATCGCTCGTCGTTGCCGGGGCTAATCCTGGCGCAGTTATCACCAGCGTATTAACGCACGCTGACAATTCCGAAGGAGAAACCATTATTTTGGAATCTAACGAACGTTTGCAACACTCTGCCATCGGCAGTGCATCATTGACAGGAGAACAGTCAATGTCATTTCTAGATCGTATCGCGCACGCCGATAACGACGAAGATGTCGTATCTGCCGTAGACGAAGTTTTAGACGGTCTTAACGAAGAACAACAACAGGCCGTTTCTATTCTTGTAGAAGCCGCCGCTGAAGCCGCTGTCAATTCAGCACTCGAAGAACTTGAAGAAGAAATTGAAGATGCTATCGATAAAGGCGTAGAAGAACGTCTATCAGAAATTGAACAATCCGCAATTGGAGAAGGAATGAAACACAACGTATTCGAACAAGGATCTACTCTTGAACACTCAGCATATATTGCTCAAGAACGAGATAATGTTCGTAGTCAATTGGAACACGCTATGCAAGTCGCATCCGATTCTGGTCAAAAATTGTCTAACGTTATCAAGACAATGGATAATGCTCAAGTTCTTGAACACTCATTGACCAATCCTGAATTGCTATTCCCAGATCATCAAGCACCTCAAGGTGTTCAAGTAATCTACTCCACTAACACGGCTACTGAGCATATCTTGTCTAGCGTAACAAAAGTACCAACAGCATTTGTTAAATCAATTCTGTCAGACTTGTCAGACTTGACAAACGAACAACTTCGTGCAAAGGGTTACATCAAGGGTAACGAGAAGAAAGAACAAATCATCGGATTCTTGACTCGTAAGACAGATCCTAAAACAATTTATAAAAAACAATCAATCGACCGTGATGATGCAATTGATATGGGACAAACGCTCAACGTTGCAGCATTCTTCCAACAAGAAATGCGCATCAAACTTAACGATGAAATTGCGCAAGCTATTCTTGTATCCGATGGACGTGCAGTTGGTTCTCCAGAAAAGATCGATGAATCTAAGATTCGTCCAATTAAATCTGACGCAGACTTTTATACAATCAAAGCCGATTACAACCCTAAAGCGTTGCTTGATATCTTTGAAACAGTTGCTACACAAAAGACTAAGATGTACGGTTCTGGAACACCATCTCTTTATGTAAACCCACTGTTTGTAACCAAACTTCGTTTCTTGCGCAATAAGAACGACCAATGGGTATTTGGTGGTCAACAACCAGCAACTAAAGAATATCTTGCTTCATTGTTCGGCGTTAACGAGATCGTTGAAACCAACTTCCTTGCTGATGATGAAATGATCATGGTTAACCTTTCCGATTACCAAGTAGGTACAAACAAGGGCGGCGAAATCAATTCGTTCGAGCACTTCGATATCGACTTCAACAAACAGAAATACCTTATCGAAACTCGTCTTTCAGGGGCTCTTGTCCGTCCTAAAGCAGCGGTATACTTCGCTCCTAAGGGCGCTTCAACTCCGGCCGCTACCCCATCTGCTACTCCGACAGGGGGATAATTTATGAAATTCTCTGGTGACGCAGGATTCGCTATCGAGGTTGAATCTAATCGCCCAGGGGTATACAAAGAAGATATTGTCGAACGACGTGTAAGAGGCGACGTATTAAATGCTGGGTATAATTATACTACAGACGCGTCGTCTACGTCGGACGATACATCGATACAAAATCGTTTATCAATCATAATGGATGCATTTCTAAAAGAACATCTTGGTGATCTCAGATACATAACGTATATGGGAGTCAAATGGAAGATTTCTGGCTTTACAATAAATGCTCCTAGGATCATAATTAATCTAGGGGGTATTTATAATGGCTAGATTATCTGAATCTAGAACAGAGTTTCATAAAAAACTTGTTAGATGTTTCGAATTGGTCCATTCAGATTCTAAAAAACGAATATGGTTTAATCCAGCCCCAAACGATAAACTAATATATCCGTGTATAGTTTATACAAGACAATCTGATACTAGTCGTTATGGTGATAACGAACGTCATATTAGAAGTATTACGTATCAGGTTACGGTGATTGATAGAGATAGCGATTCGGAAATAGTTGACGCTATTTTAGATAATATCACTTATTCCCGTCTATCAGATGAAATGATCGTCGACGGGTTATATCACTTTATTATTACAATTCCTCATTGGAGTCATTAATAATGACAAAGTTAAAATTTAACGAAGCTGGCACTCGACTTTATGAAACTGGTGTAAGCAAATGTGTTTTGTTTGTACAAAACGAAGCTGGTCAATATCCTAAAGGTGTTGCTTGGAATGGTGTGACATCAGCAAGCGAATCCCCATCAGGAGCGGAAGCTAATGATCAATACGCTGACAACATCAAGTATTTGTCTCTTACAGGTGCTGAAAACTTCGAAGGCACTATCGAAGCATTTTATTCACCAGAAGAGTTTGATCAATGCGATGGTATTGCAGAAATTGTAAAAGGTGTTAAAGCATTTCAACAGACTCGTAGACCGTTTGGTTTCGCATATTTGTCAATCATCGGTAACGATGTTAAAGAGAACAACTACGGTACAAAACTTCATTTGTGGTACGGATGTAAAGCGTCTCCATCAGAACGTTCATACGCTACTGTAAACGATAGTCCAGAACCTGCAAATCCAAGTTGGTCTGTAACATCCGCTCCTGTCGAAGTTCCTGGTAAACGTCCAAGTTCAGTTCTTACCCTCGATAGTACAAAAATGGAGCCTGCAAAATGGAATAAGATCATGGACGTAATTTACGGTTCAGACACTACAGATGCATATCTACCACTACCGGCAGACATTATGACACTGCTTAAATAAAAACTAAAGCATGAATAAGAAGGAGTACAAATGTTAAAACAACGCGTTGTATACACAGGATTTGAAGGAGAGTCAATCACTGAGGATTTATATTTCAATCTGACTCGTATGGATTTGGTTGAATTGAATGCTAAATATGGCGATGGAGACATGGCCAAATATATTCAAGAAATTCAGGACAAGAAAGATGTGGTAGCCTTGTACCGTGTACTTAAAGATATTATTCTTCAAGCATATGGTGTTAAATCTGAAGATGGAAAGCGATTCATCAAGAACGATACCGTTCGTGAAGAATTTTCAGAAAGTTTGGCGTTCGCACAACTCATTGAAGATTTCCATGAGACAGACAAAACAATGACAGCATTCATTACAGGTATCACATCTCAAATCAAAGGTCTTCAAACCGAATCAGCAGTTAATGGAGTTAAATAATGGTATCAGAAAAGAAACCTATCAAAAAAGATAGGCTAGAACCACTACTGGCTACAA